TCAGCGCTGCATCAGCTTCTCGCTGTATGCATAGATGTCTGATAGGCGGAAATATACAGGTGCGCTCCGAGCAGTGCCATCCTTCACGCCCTTCGGGAAGTCCGGGTCGGTCGCGCGCAGCTCGTCAAACTTCTTCAGACTCCGCCCGAGGATCCGGGCAGCTTCTCCCTTCCTGATCTGAACATATCGTGGGTCATGTTTCTCTGCGGTGCCCATGCTTCGTCTCCTTCATCCTCCGCGCAGCCGTTTGCGTTGCTGCCGTTCCCATTCCCGACCTTCCTCGATCCTGCGCTGGCGGTGCGCTTCGACCGCTTCCTGCACGCCGGGCGTCTGCCAGAGCCGCCTCAATCTGTCCCACTGTCGATCCCGCTGGCGGCGCATCATCGGTAATAGCTCTCGGAGCTCGAGCGGCTCGCCATCCTCGCCGACAAGCCCAGTGCCATCGCAATTCGCACAGGGCCCGGTGCTGAACATGCCGGCCCACTCGCCCGATCCGTTGCAGACCGGGCAGGGCGCGGTGACCGGCTCCTGCCAGTGCAATGCCTTACTCTTCATCATCCAGCTGCGTCGCCATCGATGATCTGGCTGGCAATATTGGTAAAGGCCTGCTGTATGGCCGGCTTGTCGAGCCATACAGACAGGTGCTCGATCTCGGTGCGCTTTGGCATTTCGTTCTCCCTGCATAGCCTGTTATTGCCCCGCGCCGGTAAAAGGGCCCGGCCGGTTGACCGGGCAACGCAGGGAACTACCCCGTTGGGGCTGACGCGCCATCACGAACGCATCGGTAGTGGAGACCGGGCGCCCCAGGCGTCCTGCACACTTGGTTGAAAACTGGCGTCGGCCCCCACTCCGATGAGCTCGCATGAGTCCATCGGGCTGCTCTGTCGGCCACGGCGCAGCAACCGTGCATGTGGGGCACTGAGAACCCCTGCCTTGACGTTTACTCACCGGCGCGCGCTCGCCCGAAAGGTTGGCGGGGTCATCGCTGACGCGGCGGCATTGCGAACGCCCACGCTTACGCATCGTCTTGCTGTCTCAGCTGGCGGCGGGCCATCAGGCACGAGGCCTCGCCGAGGCGCATCCCGTCCGGCGTGATTCCGGCTCTCGCTTCGAGTGCGTACGAGGCGGCACTGATCAGCTGATGTGCGTGTCGACGCTCGACTTCGTTGAAGCACTGGAGTGCCGTCTCCGCCTGGCGGTGAAAACCCGTGGCATCGATCACGGTCATGTGGCTGCTGTCGATCAGCATCCGGGCGAGCTGGGCGCCCCGGGCCGCGGTCTGGTGGTCGATGTTCATGCCGCCACCTGCGTGGTCTGGGCGGGACGCTCGACCATGGCGAGCTGTCCACGGATTGATGTAAGACGCCAACCGTACCGCTCGGCTATAGCCGACAGAGCGCTAACTAGCGTCTGGTGATGCAACCTTTTTCTTCCGTATGGCGTCAGGATCACGGTGTCGGTCGGGTAGTTGCGCATGCTCATTCCTCCACCGCGATTAGGTAACTGGATGCCAGAAAGCTCCGGCAACTCACCACTTCGCAGGTGACGCGCTTCGCGTTACGCTTGCTGTTCCCCAACAACGCGCGCAGCGGCGAGAGACGATGTACAACCCGTTTCGTTCTCTGAAAATCGATGAGTGGTACAAAGCCATGCTCGCGCTCAGCACCATCTTTCTGTTGATCTCTCTGACTGTTCCCCTCCAAGCGATCAGCCATGACGCAGTTAACGCTGTCCAGCTGATCTCGTTGGCAGGTGTTTTGATCAGCCTCGGAGAGTGGATTAACCATCCTTTGCAGACTATCGTCGGTGAACACATGGGCCGTATGTGGCATGGGGAAGGACACCTTCGCCGCAATAGCCCCGCTGGATTGGCGTTCGATCTGATCGGCGCCTGTGTGCTGGTGGTCGGCCTTTTCAAAATGCTGTTTTAGGGCTGTCATGCCGCCACCTGCTGGCCAGTCACATGCATGTTCCGCTGGCGCTGTCCGGCTTCTCGCTCACAGCTTCGAGCCAGTTCCCGCTGACGCTTTTGGTGCGCGGCCTGTGCCTTTTCGTGAGCATGCCCGATCAGAATTATCCCGATGACCAGCGCCGAGCCGATGGCGTAAGCAATAAGCGGGCTCATACTTGCACTCCCTGGCGCATGTCATAGAACGCCTGCACTGCGCTGTTCGAGTTTCCGTTCCGGCGATGCCACGCCTCGAACGTTGCAAACATGTCGTAATCGATGTCATTCATGTCCGTGCTATCGACGCTGTGACCTTCGTTCGTCTTCAGGATCAGGCGCATGGCGCCGGAGCGGGTTTCGTACTGGTCGATATGCATCACGCGGTCTCCTTGTTCGAGCGAACCGAGCGAACCAGTTCGTGGCGAGTCGGGCGCGGCTGGCGGACCCGGTAGATGTGCTGCTGTCCGGCCACCACTGTGGTGAGCATGAGCATCAGGCAGAGCGGGGCGATCCAGCCGCGGCGCATGCCCTTCACGATGGCGTCAGCGGCGCGAGCGGCGTTGAGCCGGTAGTAGATGGCCTCGGCGGTGCTCTTCACGGTGGCCGGGCTGATGCCGCGCTCCCGGGCGATCTCTTTCTGGGTCATGCCCTTGGCCAGGCCGGCCAGCACCATCGCCTGCTTGGCGGTGGGCCAGCTCGACCCGCGGCCGCCGACGCGGCAGCGGAAGCCGGCGAACTCGATGGTTTGCGGTTGCGGTGTGTGTTCCATGAGTGGTTCCCCATCCGTGTTGCGATCCGATGGGGTAAAGTAAAGCAACGCTTTCTCTATGAGTCAAGCGTAGCTTTACTTATTGGGCGAGCAGGCACAAAAACCCGCCTCGCGGGCGGGTTCGGTGGTGCGTCAACTGTGTGGCAGGAGAGGATCAGCCGAGCCGGTGTTTTAGCTTGCGCTGGAGATCGGTGACGTTATCCAGGCTGTGCACCATATCGTTGGCGGCATTCATCAATCGCGCACCGTCGACCTTGGGGAGGCTGAAGAAGTCGGAGCAGACCACGAAAGAGTCGAAGTCCTGGTGATGGTGGAGCAGGTGCTGCATCACGATGGTGGAGATCCTGGCCCTATCCGGACTGTTGACGCCAAACAGGTAGAGCGGCCTCCGCTCTGCCCGGATGTAGAAGTCGACGGGATAAAGCTCGGCATCCTCGACCCCCGGCACGACGTAGTCTTCGATGACGTCTTGTGCCCCTACGGCATCGTGGAGAATGCCCCTCAGGTCGTCGCGGAAGGTCGATTCCACCCTGGTGCGCGACCAGAGGCCGAGATCTTCGATGCGGGAAGCACTCTGGCCTAGAGAGAAGAGCCCCCTCAACAGTCCGTCGGTAGGTACCTCCAGAGACAACTCGCCATCATCTTCCTGTATACCTGACTCGCCGATGATCTGCTGGAAGAGCTCGCCACGCGGGCCTGACAGCAAACTGTTCAAGTCGTTCTCGTAGCTGAGGCGCATGAGGGTAGAGCCCATATCGGAGATCCGCCAGCCGCCATCGCCTCGCGACAGGTACACCGTGTGTCGGTCACCGTCTCGCGCCACCAGCGGCAAGGAGACGCGAATGGAATCCTTGCGCGCAGAGACGCTCACGTCCTCACAGAACGCGGAGCAAAGCTGCTTCCTCAAGGCTTCCGTTTCAATCGTCATTGCTGCTGTCGTCTCCCCACATGTCGTCGTGCACTTCCGAGAGAGGCCGTGCGCGGGTCGGGAATTCTATGTGGCAGTCCTCGCAGAGAGCAAGGAGGGCGCCATCGAGGTCTTCGTAGCGGTCAGTCGTCTCGGCATAGTGCTCAGCCTTCCGCCCCGCTGCCATGTAGCGCTGCGTCGCCCAGTGGATATGGCACTGATTATAGATCTTCCCCTTACCGTCCAGGGGGTTCTCGTGCTCGTGGTCACTCCCGTTATAGCGGCATAGCGTGACGTCCTTGTGCTTGCCGTCAGGATGGCAGTACTTGAGGCCGCAGGAGAAGTGTTCCTCGATACGGGAGTTCTGGCGGAGGTAGAGCACAAACTCCTTCCCACAAGTCGACTGCACCTTGTGGTTCTTCTGCTTCGAGCCCCGCTGCTGCTTCCAGCGCGCGCGTGGGTTGGTCACGATCTTGTGCGTGCCGAGCAGTGCGCGGATGTCGTCGTCGGTCAGGATGGGCTGGCTCACAACGCCTCCTTGCCTTATAGCCTGGTCTTCGCCTCCACGGCCACGCCGAGGATCCGGCAGTTGCCGTTGATGGGGATCAGCGGGTAGGCCGGGTTCAGCGCGCGCAGGTAGCGCCTCCCGCCGTCCTCGATCAGCTGCTTGAACGTCGCCTCGTTGCTGTCGTCCAGTTGGGCGGCGACCAGCTTGCCCGGCACGGCCTCGATGCCGGTGTCGAATAGCACCAGGGTGCCCTCTGGGATGCTGGGGCGGCTGCCTGCCGGCGCCGTCATCGAGTCGCCCTGCACCTCGAGCCAGAAGGCGCGGCCCTGGGCGCGGTAGTCGGTGGCCTCCTCGTGGGGCTCTGCGCCGGGCTCATAGGGCGTGACGCACTCCGTCCAGGCGCCGGCCTGTACGCGGCTGATTACCGGGTAACGGTGGTAGCGGATCGGCTGAGGCGCTTCCTGGACATTGCCGGCCTCGCGAACGGTGTCGCCCACCTTGGGACTGGCGCGGTAGGTATCCCCTACTTGCGGCCCGCTTGTCGTTACCTCGCCCACCCTTGGCTGATGATAGAACCAGTCAAGGGTTAGGCCGGCAAGCCTTGCCAGCACCGCCAGGTTGGCAGACGACACCTTGCCTGACCGGGACCATTGCCCTACCGCCTGAGGCGACACGCCGGCCTCCTCGCCGATCTTCGCCTGAGTGTATCCGTTCTCCTTGGCGAGCCTGATCGCCTCCTTCACGCGTGCCTTGAAAACCTCAACGTCTTGCACGGCGTTCGCCTCTGTTAAGCATTGCTTTAATTCTCGCAGGGGTAGGCAGTGCCTGGAAAGCAAGCTATGCTTTCGCAATGGTAAAGCTACGCTTTAGGTTGCGACATGATTGAGAAAGCGATCGACCACTTCCATGGGTCTCGCTCTGCACTTTGCAAAGCCATCGGCATGACCCCGCAGTTCTTGTCTCAAGTCTGTACCGGCAAGCGGCCTCTTCCGCCGCGTTATGCCGTTCTCATTGAAGAGGTCACAGGGGGAGAGGTGACGGCGGCTGATCTGCTGCCTGATGTCTTTTCCCCTCGCTCTACCCCAAAGCTTACCCCCGGCCGGGATACGCCGACGACCGCCTGACCGGGGTGGATAGCCATACAGGACAAGGACAGGGGGACGAGATGACCGCCGCATTGACGCTGCCGAGCTACGGGAATAGCTCACGCACCGACCTGATCCTCGAGGTGGCCAGCCTTGGCCTTGCCGTCGAGGGCGCACTGCATGACCTGGGGCCGGCCGGTGAAGCCCGCGCCCGGGCACAGTTTCATCACGCCATGGCCACGCTGCTGGCGCTGGTGGAAGCCGAACAGGAAGACGACGAGGCCCGGGAGCGGGTCGTCGAGCACTGGAGCCACCACGCGCAGCTGGTCGAGGCCTATCAAGCCGAGCTGGTGGAGCTCGGGGGAGGGGAGTGATGAGCGAACTGAGCTACGAAAACGAGCAACGTGCCGCCGATGTGCTGACGCACTACCTGAAGGAGAGTGTGCAGCTGGGCAATGAAGATGCGGGTGAGGAGGGGGCAAGAGCCGCCCGCAATATCCGGGCGGCCTTCGAGGCGCTCGAGGCTAGTACTGCTCCTCCTCGAGAGAGCGGTAGTACGCCGCAAGGTCCTTGTGGAGATCAATGAGATTTTTTGCGACCGACTTCCCACCCCCGTTTCCCATCAAGTTTGCGGGAACGAAGTCGGTGCTCCTCAGAACCTCTAGGACGGCCTCGTGTGCCGCTTCGTTGGCACGGTCAGCAAGTGACATATCAGCCATGGGTACCTCTGGTTCGGTGTGTGGAAGCTCCAGCCTAGCGGACCCCGCTGTATTAGCGAAGTGGCACACCAGGCCGTCTTTTTATCAAAGGAGAGTGCGCGTTGAGCGTTGAAGCCACCAGCTGGGCCCTGCAGCAGCAGGCCGTCACCGATCCCGGTGCGAGGTCGGTGCTGTTCGGCCTGGCCAACCATGCTAACCACGAAGGCCGCCACGCCTTCCCGAGTGTCGACCTGCTGCGCCGCTACACCGGCCTGGGCCGTCGCACAGTGATCACCAAGCTCAAGCTGCTGCAGGAGAAGGGGCTCGTTCGCCGCGGTAACCAGAAAGTGGCTGCGGCAATCATCGAGCGTGCCGATCGTCGGCCGACCGTTTACGACCTGGCCCTGGGCACGGGGCTGGAGCCGATCGATCTGGGTGACGAGCAGACCCCGGATCAGCCTCAACAACAGGGTGCAGGAAATGCACCCCGTGATAATGAACGGGATGCATCAGATGCACCCCGTTATCACAACGGGGTGCAAATGACGACCGAACGGGGTGCGAGAGTTGCACCCGAACCGTCCGGAACCGTCCCTTACTCTCACTCTGACGCAAGCGCACCCGATGCTGATCAATCCGATTCCGATGGCATCTTCGACCGAGCCCGCCAGTTCGACGACAACGGCGATCGGCTGACGGCCGGATCCCGCCAGTTCCGGATGACCCTCGACTGGCAGCCTGAGCAGGCACTCTGGCAAGCCGAATGCCAGCGCCGCGGTCTGCCCGCCGACACCGAATACAGCGCATCCGAGCTGGCGGACTTCACTGCCCATCACGCCGACACCGGTCGCCGCTACGGCAATCACGCCTGGACCTCGAAGTTTGTCCGCTGGGTGCAGGAAAACCGCAAGCGTGAAGCCGCACGCCAGAAGCCAGCCAACAATCAGACCTCCGGAGGCAGCCATGCACCTCGCAGCCAACGTCCTCGCCAGTATCAATCCGCAGCAGAGGCGCGCCGCGCAGCCGAGTCAGGCGGCCAACGAGTCGGCGACACGTTCGACGGGGACTGGGCGCCGGGTCGCGGCTGAGGACATGGACCACCTGTTCGACGCAATGCGCTCGATGTTCGGCAACCGGTTTGCCAGCCAGTGGGGCGCATATGACGAGGGCGGCGTGTGGCTCGGTGAGCTGACCCACCTGACACCGGGATTGCTGGAACTGGGTATCGGCAAGCTGCGGGCAAGAGTGCGGGATGCCGCCCGGGCCGGCGATGAAGCATGGCCGCCGCAGCCGTTGGAATTTGCCGCGCTCTGCGAACCGACCGCCGAGGATCTGGGAATGCCGAGCGTTGACCGGGCCTGGCGGGAAGCCAACGGCCATGCCCATGACCCCGAAGGACACCGCTGGTCGCATCCGGCGGTCCGCATGGCCGGGCAGTCAATCGGCTGGATCGAGATCCATGGCACGACAGCCGCCAGCCGCCGCGAGCGCCTCGAAAAGCGTTTCGCCCGGGAGTATCAGGCGCTGGTCAATCGCGTCATGGCGGGCGAACAGCTGGAGGCCCGCGGGTTGCTGGAGAACGACAACGATCGGTCACCGGCGGAACTGGCCAAGCGCGCCGGCGAGGATCGGGCGGCAGCAGCCGCCAGTGAGTACGGGCACCGCATGACAGGCGAGCAGGGCATCAGGTCGCTGCGCGCCGCACTGGGGGGACGATAACCATGGCAACACCAATCGGAACGCCCAGCGGGGCGGAGACCAAAAGGGCCGCTTTCGACGCTCACCGGCGTTCGGGCGGCATCAACCGGCAGCAGCTGCGTGTGATGAAGGCGCTGGCCAGCTGCCGGGAGGGTGCTCTGACTCGCCAGCAGCTGTCCGCGCGGATCCCGATGCCGCTGACTTCGGTATGCGGGCGGGTGCGTGAGTTGCTTGATACCGGGCATCTGGAGTTGGGAGAGCAGGAGCGTCGGAAGGATGGCCCGGCGCGGTCGCGGGTGCAGCTGACGAATGCCGGGTATGACGCACTGGAGCTGATGCTCGAAGCGCAGGAGGAGTCATGAGAGTCACGTCGATGGTTCGTGAAGGTCGCACATACTTCTACGCCAATGGCGGGCGCATCTTTGCCAGCCAGATCGCTGCCGAGTATGGCGTTGGCGAGCAGCGCGCTCGGGATCTACTGCACGCGATGGACGGCCAGGGCGAGATTCGCAGCCCGATGCGCTGGTACCGGGAGAACGTGATGCAGGCGCAGATGCGGAGGGCGGGCGTATGAATCCGTTGAAGATGCTTCGGGGCTGGCGCACTGGCGGTCAGGTGCTCGGGCACGATTGCGATGGCAAGCCTTTGAGGGCGGGGGACATTGTAGAGCCTGCCTTGCCGGACGATGAGGTCGTCCCGGAGTTCCGATGCCGGATGACAGTTGAGCGCATCAGCCAAGCCGATGCAGGAAAAATCATCGTTTCGACACCTGATGGCTTGCTTGGGAAAGGGTGGCCGCGCTACCTGCGCAAAATCGAAGGCGATAGCGATGATGCGGGCAGCTGGCAGGCGATTGGGGAGCAAACCGGCTGGCAGCCGAGAGCAGTCGAAGCTCCGGAGGAGGTAGGCGCATGAGGCAACGTCGCACGTCACGCATGCCGAGCCGCATCTGTTTGCATTGTGGCCGATCACTCCCGGTCACCTCATTCGACGGCTCGGCATGCACCTGCCGCCAGTGCGTTACCAGTGGGCTGGAAAGCATCAGTCGCTTTGATGAGCGCAACCGGTACCGAACCAGCTACAGAAAGACAGCGGCACGGCGCGGGAGGTATTCATGAGCACCGCACATCTCAAGGGCGGGCCGTTGAGTAGGCGTGCAGCAGTCATGTGCGCCCACGCCAATTTCCGTCTTTATCTCGATCAGGCTAAGCGCTACCGGTATCGGATTGAAAGCCATGCGCTACCGGACGGGACTCATGATGAGAATGATGCGGCAGAGTTCATTCGCACCGCGTGCGGCGTAACCAGTCGGGCCGAGCTCGATCACGATCGGGAGGCGGCCATGATGTTTGAACGCATCGTCGATGATTACCGCGCATGGCAACGTCGGCAGGCAGCAATGGCGAGGGGCGCATGAGTACTGCATTTCGCAAACCGGCACGCCGGAAGCCGGTCGATCATGAAGGCAGCGAACAGAAGGCGCTGATCAGCTGGCTCCGCGGTGAGTATCTCCGAAAGAGTCAGGTCGGTCAGGCATGGCCAGCCACCTATCACGTTCCCAACGGTGGCCACCGGCACAAGGCCACAGCTGGCGGTCTCAAGGCGCAGGGGGTGAAGGCCGGCGTCTCGGATCTGGTGGTGGCTGTACCGCGTGGTGGATGGCATGGGCTCTATATCGAGTTCAAGGCGACACCGCCGCGCCATGCCGGACTGCAGGATTCTCAGCACGAATGGCTGGCGGGTGTGGAGTCGCACGGGTATTGCGCCGTGCTGGCGCGAGGCCTCGAGGAAGCGCGGGCGGTGCTGCGCGAGTACATGGCACTTCCACCCACTGAAGTCACGATGCCGCCCGAGCAGCTGGCGGCCGGCACCGACTGGAGGCGTTGATGCGATTACCGCCGAGCGTACAACAGATTGCGGATGTGATCGGCAGCGACAAGGCTCTCTGGCTGGTGCGTCAGTTGCCGCCATGCGGTAAGCGTGCCCGCCGGCGCAACCTCTATATACCCCGGCCCGCACGGCTGACGATCAACCACCGGCTGGTAGCTCTGCTGGGGTGGAGTGATGCCTGGGCACTGTGCGAGGTGCTGGGCGGCCAAACCGTGCAGCCGGCCCTCTGCCGTTACATGGAGCGCGCCATGGCCAGCCGGCGGATTCTGGCACTGCGCGATCTGGGTATGTCTCCTCGCGAGATCGCCAGCGAGATGGGGATCTCCGATCGGTGGGCGGAGTCGGTTGTGGATGCCCGGGATATGCATCGCAGCGGCGTGGATGTCGAGATCATCGCGCACTCGGTGAAAATCAGCCCGCTCACCCTGGGCTACATCCTCGACATCGACGTTGACCCCGGGTCTGGACCGATCAAACCCCGCGGGCAGGCGCGGCAGCCGTCTCCGCAATTCGATCTCGGTATTTGATCCACTGCCAGCGGTGCCGGGGATGGCGGCTGGGCAGACTGGCAACAGCAAACATCGAGTCGAGTTGCCATGTCTTCCGCGATTCTCCACGAGGGCGCTCGCGTCGCCCCGGTTCCCGTTGGCTGGGCTGCCATGCTGTCCGCGTCACCCAGTACGCAGCTCACTGTCCTGGCAGGGCTGCTGACCTGTTCCTACCTCATTCTGCAGGGCGTGATGATTCTGCGTCGCATGCGCGCGGATAAGCGTCGACTGGAAATGGATGTGGCTGAGCATGAAAAACGGATGCAGGTAATCGAGGGGCGCAGGGAGCGGGAGCGATGATTCCACCCATTCTCAAGCGACTTGGTCTGCCTGTGGCCGGTACTGCCATCGGGATTGCGGGTGCCACGGTTGGGCACTTCGAAGGCACCAAAAATGAAGCCTACCGGGATCCAGTCGGCATCCCGACGATCTGCACGGGCCATACCGGCCCGAGTGTGCATATGGGGCAAACGAAGACGGACGCCGAATGTCGGGAGTTGCTCGAGGGCGATCTATCGGAGGCCTTCAAGGCACTGAAGCGGAATGTTAATCCCGATGTGCTGGCTGGCATGCCGGATACCCGCAAGGCGGCACTGGCCTCGTTCATCTACAACGTCGGTGCCGGTGCGTTCCGGCGCTCAACGCTGTTGGAGAAGCTGAATCGGGGAAATGTAGCTGGTGCATGCCATGAGCTGGATCGCTGGGTGATGGCGGGTGGCCAGCAGCTTCCCGGACTGGTCCGCCGGCGTGCTGCCGAGCGGGCGTTGTGTCTGATGGGGCTACAAAAGGATGACCGCCGATGATGGGCATCATGAGGTGGGTCGCGGGGCTGATGCCGCTCAAGGCGTGGCTGGGCATTGGCAGCGTGGCATTGCTCGGTGCTGTCGGTTGGTGGGGGATCAGCACTATCACCAGCCAAGCCGACACCATCGGGCAGCAGAGTGCCCAACTGCAGGCCAGGACGCAGCGCATCGAATCGCTGACCCATCGGCTGGATCAGCAGCGGCGGGAACACCAGCGGGAGATCAAGGCGCGTGATGCGGCAGTGACTGCCCAGCGCCAGCAGGCGCAAGAGGCGCAGAAACGGGCCAATGAGCTCGACGAGCGAATCGATCAGGCAAGGGGGCGGGATGGTGACGTGGATGCGTGCATGGGCATGCAGCTGCCTGCTGCTGTCGCTGACAGCCTGCGCCAGTGAGCCGCAGGTGCTGCGCGTGCGGGAGCCGGTGCTGCCGCCCGATGCCTATCTCCAGCCGTGCCCCATCTCGTTGGGCAACGGCACCATACAGGGCGCGCTCACCGGCCTGCACGCCACCATTGAATGTGATCGGGCCGACAAGGCCGCGCTGCGCGCGTGGTCCGAGCGTCAGGCCGGCACAAAAAAGGTACTCCCGGCAGGGGGCTAGCCTGCGGGTAGACCGGCCTCGCGGAAATTGATGTGAGCGAGCGGTTTCGAATCCGGTTGATTGTTGTTGTTTCGGCAGTGAGGGCAGATGGCGTTCAAAGGCAAGGGCAGGGCGGTCAACCGCGATGAGCTGGCCGAGGTCTTTGGCGTCTCGCTCAACACCGTCACCAGCTGGATCCGTAGTGGTTGCCCGTTTGAACAGCAGGGGCGGCAGGGCAAGCCCTGGCGTTTCAATACCCGCGACGTATCCGAGTGGCTGCGCGAGCAGGCGCGTGCGGATGCGGCCAGCGCTGACACCCTCGACGAAAACCTGCTCAAGCTGCGCAAGCTCGCCGCTGAGGCCGAGCAGGCGGAGTTCGATCTGGCCGTGGCTCGTGGCAAGGTCGCGCCGATCGAGGAGTTCGAACGCGCCCGGGCGCTGGAGAACGCTACGGTGCGTGCCAACGTCATGAATGTCAGTGACCGGGTGGTGACCCAGCTACTCGGTGAAACCGACGAGGGCCGGTTCAAGGAGATACTGCGGGCGGAGTTGATCGCAGCATTGGAAACCTCGGCAGACGCGGAAATCGATCTCGAGGAAGAAGCGGACGATGACGACGCAGATGGCTGAGCCCGTTCAGTTCTCGAATACCAGTGGCGTGCTGCGGGCGCTCAAGCGAGCGTCGCAGCACCTGGTGCCACCGGCGCCACTGAAACCGAGCGCATGGGCTGAGCAGAATGTACGAATCCCGTCCGGCAATGCCATTCCCGGTCCCATCCGGTTCGATAATGCCCCTTATCAGCGTGAGCCCATGGACATGGCCACGCGCCCGGGCTGTTATCGCATCAGTCTGATGTGGGGGGCTCAGGTGGGCAAGACCTCGCTGGCTCTCTGCCTGCAGGGTTACGCCATCGCGCACGAGCCGCGCAGCCAGATGATGATGCAGCCCAGTCAGGGCGATCTCACCACATGGCTTGAGACCAAGTTCAATCCCATGATCGACGCCAACCCCCTGCTGCAAGGGCTGCTGGCCAAGCCGCGCAGCCACGAGGGCGTCAACAACCAGCGCATGAAGTCCTACCCGGGCGGCTTCATGATGTTCGCCTGGGCGGGCTCGACCAAGACCATGCGTGGTCGTTCGGCACCGTGGATTGTCGCCGATGAAATCGACGGCTACAGCGGTACCGATGAAGGGGATGAGGTACAGCTGCTCTGGCAGCGTGCGGCCACCTTCGGTGATCAGCGCCTGCTGCTCGAGATCAGTACGCCTACCATCAAGAGTGCCAGCCGTATCGAGTCGTCGTTCGAGCAGGGCGATCAGCGACATTTTTTCGTGGCCTGTCCGCACTGCGATCAGCACCAGACACTGCGCTGGGAAAACGTGATCTGGGACAAGGACGAGGATGGTACCCATCATCCCGAGACCGCGGCCTATGCCTGTGGCCATTGCGGCGCGCTCTGGTCGGATGGCGAGCGTATCGTGGCCATTCGGACCGCCGAACAGGTCGGTGCCGGGTGGAAGGCGTCAAAGCCCTTCCGGGGCCACGCCAGCTATCATCTCAACGAGCTCTATTCATGCTTCCGCCGGCTGCGAGACATCGTCCAGTCATTCCTCGACAAGAAGGCCAGCAACGACCTGCAGTCATTCGTGAACGTATCGCTGGCCCAGACATGGGAGGAGCAGGGCGAGAAGGCTGATGCTCATGCGTTGATGGAGCGCGCCGAATCGTATCGGGCACCGGTACCAGCGAATGGTGTGGTGCTGACGGCCGGTATCGATATGCAGCAGGATCGCCTCGAAATCGAAACGGTGGCCTGGGGCATCGGGGAGGAGTCTTGGTCGATCGACTATACCGTGTTGTGGGGCGATACCCTGCAGGAAGATGTCTGGCAGGAGCTTGATGATTATCTGGCAACGACCTGGACGCACGAAAGCGGTGCCCAGTTGGGCATTGTGGCCTCATGTCTCGATACCGGTGGTACCTCCGGCTACACCCAGCGCGCCTACGAATACGCCCGGGGCAAGACTGGCCGGCGTCTGTTCGCGGTCAAGGGCGTGGGCGGTTGGGATCGGCCGGTGGTTACGGCTCCCTCACGCAAGAAAACCGGCAAGGGGCAGCGCAAGGTGGATCTGTTCTCGGTCGGCGTGGACGAGGCCAAGTTGACGATCATGCGCCGGCTGGCCATCGAGGAAGCCGGCCCCGGCTACTGTCATGTGCCGGCCGATCGTGAGCCCGAATGGTTCCATCAGCTGACGGCCGAGAAGCTGCTCACCAAATACGTGAAGGGGGCCCCGCGGCGTGAATGGCACCAGACACGGCCGCGTAATGAGGCGCTCGACTGTCGCGTCTACGCGTATGCTGCCCTCAAGATCGCCGATCCGAAGATCAAGCGGCATGCCCGGCGGCTGAGCGAGAAAGTCGAAGAAACATCGGCCGAAACCGAGAGTGCGCCACCTCCGACTGCGTCTGAGCAGAGAGTGGATCAGGAGGCACCTCGCCCAAAGGCAAGGCGCCGATTAAATGCGCGCCGGCGTCGAAACCGCAGCTGGATCAACGGCTGGTGATTTATGTCAGATGCGCCACCGTCCGTTCCGCTGAGCACAATGTGCTCCGCAACTCCTGCAGTACATGCTGGTGCTGGTGTGTTTCTTGATTTCGTCAAGGTTATGACGTAGTGCCTTCGCCTCCTTCTGAGCGCCACAGATGTCGCGTACCAGCACTGCTTGGTCATCTCGGGGAGCGGCGTTCAGCTGACCCAGCAGTGCCGATTCTGTGACTTGGTTTTTATAGGAATTTATATTTTATATCGCTAACGTAAATTGAGTGAGAAGAGACAAGCTTTGTCAAAGCTTTTGTTTCAGAGATTGCTTTAGATACGATTGTTTCTTTTTTTGAATTTTTCGTATGGTGGCTTAGAGTTTCTTTAAATTTATCCATATAGTCGTCAGAAAAACAGAAAGTTTGGGTGTCAAATGGCTCAATGATATGCTCTACAACATGATTGGGGGTCTTGAGCAAGTTTTTTGATATTTTTTTTCTGAACAGCGCTAGGTGGAAATAGGTCTTTTTTATAGTGCTCAGGCTTCGATTTTTTATGCGAATCGCAATAGGGGAGGATGGAGGGCATCGCTTGGCTATCCCGTCTCTGTCAATGGAGGCCTCTAGCTTTTGGCCATATAGAAGAGTTGTTAGTGCCAGAAAAGTCGCGGTAATAACTAAAAGTGTAATAATTATTTTCCTCAAAATACTTCTCCTCTTTGAGTGCAAAGTTTTTGGGGTATATGTATTCCGATAACGTTTGCGATTAATTAGATAAAGTAATCATGGAATATCAGCGTGACCACCAAGAAACGTCGATCAATTCATGAGTGCAGTGGCTTCGGTAGTATTAATAAATGTTAAAATTATGTATAAGGTGAGACTTGATGCCCGGGTCTAAATTTTTGGGCAGCCGGGAAATTCCCAGCTGCCGTACTGTTCTGGGGTTGTTATTTTATAGAGATATTTCTGAGGTTTCTTTCTATCTTGATGAAGATTGAAAGAAATACAATTAACAAGAATCCGGCAAAAGATCCTGAAGCAATATATAGGTTGGTGGCTGCATTTGCTTGAGCTTGACGATGTTCAAGTCGTTCTTGAGCTAGCCGATCATCTTCCTCATTTAGTTGGTTTTTAAATTCTTCATGATAAGCACCTAAAGCTTCATTGAGTACTTTAATAGAATCCCCTTTTTTAGCTTTTTCGATTATTTTGTCGTCGCTTAATATGCTCCCAGAATAATTTGACAAGCCTTTTGCATAAGCAGTAGTAAGTCGAGAATTAAAGCTTTCAGCTCTTTGTTTAGTAACTCTGATCACGTTTTGGCGGCTAACAGAATTCGGCGTCGATGTTGAGTTGATAAAGCTTGTTATGTTGTCTGCTGTTTCTTCATAGTAATTTTGGTTGGGATCAGAGGAAGGGTTGTTTTCCTGTTTTTTTGAGTTGACAGAAGATTGTCGGGGTGAGTTGCTGTTTTTTTGAATGATTTCTTTTTTGAGTTCTTCTTTGTCGATTTCAGGAGTAAAATCTTTGGCGTCAGGAGGGCCGCTAAAACCCTGTAGTGAACTAACGGCAAAGAATAAAGAGCTTACAAGGAGTATTCCTGAAACAATAACGACGAATATCCTTAAAATCCCTAAATAGATATTTTCAAGTTTTTGAATCATATCGAATTCACAAGCCTGTAAGATTGATTTTAGCTTGTTTAGCTTAAGAGAATCTGGTGAGCTATGCTCACAAGGATAAGCAAGATTTTTGCCCTCTTTTCAGACTTTAAAGCTGATGATGTTTGAGATTTTGTGTTGAGTTGAACCGCTGCCAGCGGTGCCCATAACCCACCCGCGTAACACTGCCCGGTATCCAATCCCGTGGCTGGTGACGCATGACAGGCATACCCGACAGCATTACCGCCGGCACGACACTCTCGCTGCCCATTACGCTGACCGCGTACCCGGCAGATGACTGGTCACTGACGCTGATTCTGCGCGGTGCCGGATCCATTGATCTGAGCGCAACGCCGGATGGTAACACCCACCGTTTCGCAGCCGACGCCAGCACCACGTCCGAATGGCCTGCAGGCAATTACTGGTACAGCCTGCGTGCCAGCCGGGGTGCTGACGTTCATGAGATCGACAGCGGCACGCTGACCGTTCGGCCGGACATCGCCAACCGCCACGAAGGCTACGATGGCCGGGTGCACGCCGAGCGCGTACTCGAGGCCATCGAGGCGGTCATCGAAGGGCGAGCGACGAAGGATCAGGACAGCTACCGGATCAACAACCGGGAGCTGCGCCGGACTTCCATCGATCAGCTGCTGAAGCTGCGCCACCGGTATCGCCTCGAAGTGCAGCAGCTCAGGGCGAAGCGCAAGGGCCGCAACACCCTGGGCCGCCCGGTGCTGGCGAGGTTCGGCCGTGTTTGATTTCCTGAAACGCCAGCGTCGCGAGACGGGGCAGGTGGCCACGCAGTCAACCGAGTCCGTTGAGCCCACCATTGGTGATGCGTCCGGCAATGATCCGGGCCGCATGGCGGCGCGCATCAGTCGCGCACAGAAGCGGTCGCTGCTCGCCCAGGCGCAGTCCGACCGGCTCAGTTCGGACATGCCGACCATGCCGGTCCCGACCGACGACTTCATCTCCCGCAACCAGCGCTCACTGGTCGCCCGATCGCGCCATCTTCTGCTGACCAATGACTACGCTCGCGGTTTTCTCCGGCAGGCTCGCCAGAACATCGTGGGTCATCAGGGCATCGGGCTGCAGGCGCAGGCCCGGGATCGCGATGGCTCGCTGGACGATGCTGCCAATGATGCCATCGAGGCGGATTGGCGGCGCTGGTCAGGGCGGGAGCACTGCGACATCTCCGGCCGACGTTCCCTGCGTCAGCTTTGCAACCGCGCCGTCGAGGATGCTGCTGCCAATGGCGAGTTCATGTTCCGGGTCGTCATCGGGCGAAACGTCAATGCCTGGGGCATTGCCCTGCAGGTGCTCGATCCTCAGCGTTGCCCGGTCGACTACTCAGTGGACCGTCTATCCGGTGGTCGCTTCATTCGCCACGGCATTGAGTACAACCGTAATGGCCGGGCGATTCACTACCTGTTTTCCACGCTCGACCCCAGCGAATCGGATTACACCGTCGGCGGCCGCCACTTCGTGAAGGTGCCGGCCAGCGAGATGTTGCACGGCTTCCTCGAGGATCTGGTAGGGCAGCGCCGCGGCCTGCCGTGGATGGTGACTGCCGTGATGCGCATGCGCCATCTGGATGGCTTCGAGCAGTCGGCACTGGTCAATGCTCGCATCGGCGCGGCCAAGGGCGGCTTTTTCGAGTGGGACGAGGGGCGCGCTCCGGATCGGGATGACGAGGCGGACGAGGAACCGCTCTACCTGGATGCCGAGCCGGGCTCGTTTCAGGAGCTGCCGGAAGGCCTGCGCTTCAAGGGCTGGGAGCCACAGTTCCCGAATGGCGAGCTGGCACCGTTTTCCAAGCAGATGCTGCGCGGCATCGCCACCGGGCTGGGCGTTTCCTACAACACCCTGGCCAATGACCTCGAGCACGTCTCCTTCTCCAGCATTCGTCAGGGCACGCTCAACGAGCGCGAGCACTGGAAGGACCTGCAGGAGTGGCTGATCGAGTCCCTGATGGATCCGCTATTCGATCTCTGGTTGCCGCGCGCGCTGCTCAAGGGGATTCCGCTACCACTGAGGCCCGGCGCCACGCTGCGACCGGATCGGCTGGAGAAGTATCGGGAGCGGGTCTGGCAGCCGCGCCGGTGGGACTGGGTCGATCCCGACAAGGACAGCAAGACCGCCGAGCGGGATATGCGCAACAAGGTGCGTTCGCCCAGTCAGGTTATCCGGGAGCGCGGCGGCGATCCCCGCAGCGTCTGGCGTCAGTACGCCGCCGATCGGCAGGCGATGCTCGACGCCGGTATCCCCGAGCACATTGTCGACGCCGAGATGGGGTCATCCCATCAGTCCCGGCCGTCGCAGCCCAGTCAGTCCGAATCCGAGGAAAGCGGCAATGAAGGATAAGCACGACACCGACAACCGGCAGCATCAGCCTGTCCGGCCGAACGACCGGGCCGCCGAAAAGGCCCGCGAGCTCGCCGGAACGCACCAGACGCGTCGGGTGACCGAGGCCCAGCTGGCGCAGATCCGCGACCAATCCCTGCAGCGCGACATCATGACCGGTGAGGTGCGCAGCATTGACGAGCAGGCGCGGACGGTCGAGCTGGCCTTTTCCAGCGAAGTCGAGGTTGAGCGCTGGTTCGGTATCGAGGTGCTGGATCATGGCGACGGCGCCATGCGCACCGAGCGGCTCGAAAACGGCGCCGCCGTCCTGGTCGATCACAACTGGCGCGACCAGGTGGGCGTGGTGGAGTCCATCACCATCGGCACAGACCGCGTTGGTCGAGCGAAAGTCCGGTTCGGGCGCGGCACGCGCGCCTCGGAGATCTGGCAGGACGTAGTCGATGGTATCCGCCGCCATGTCTCCGTCGGCTACGCCATCTTTCGGGTCGAGGTCGAGGAGCGCCCCGGCATGCCGGACATGGTGCGCGTCACCGACTGGGAGCCCCATGAGATCAGCATTGTCGCGGTACCGGCGGATACATCCGTCGGCGTGGGGCGCTCACGTGAACCGGCGCCAGCGGAGCCGGGGCAGCAGGGCGGTAACACTGTCGGCAATGGCAAACGATCACGGCAATCATCAGGAAGCGATATGAAAGAGAAGATCCTGCGCGACGGTTCCGGCAATCTGGTTCGGGCCAAGGTCGACGACGACGACAACATCGTCCAGGTGCTCGAGATGATCGAGCGGGCCGGCGAAGCTCAGGATAGTGCCCGCCGGGAAGGGGTGCGTGCCGAGCAGAAGCGCGCCGCCGACATCATGGAAATGGGCCGCACCTACGGCAACACTGATCTGGCAGCCCGATATGTTGCCGACGGCAAGACACCCGAGGAATTCCAGCGTGCCCTGCTTGATGCGATGAATGAAGGCTCCGGCAGTCGCGATGGCAGCGGCGGACAGCGGGGCAGTGGTCAGCGCAACGGTACTCGGTCCGGTAGCGGCGGCGCCGGCGCGGGCAGCAGTACCGGTGGGGCGGGCGGCGGCACCCGCTCGCTCAGTGATAACTCTCCCGGGCAGTTCGGAGACGGTTCCGGCGAGATCGGCATGAACGATGGCGAGATGCGTCAGTATTCGCTGATGCGGGCCATCCGGGCCATGGCCAATCCGCAGGATTCCCGGGCACGGGAAGAAGCCGCCTTCGAGATCGAATGCAGTGAGGAAGCGCAGCGCAAGTTCCAGAAGGAGGCCCGCGGCATCCTGATCCCCGAGGATGTGCTGGGCAGTCGAGCGTTCAACGCCGGCGGTGCGCCCAGCAATCCGAGCGGATCGCAGTCCGGTAGCAACGTGGTGGACAATGTCCTGATGACCGGCTCGTTCATCGAGATGCTGCGCAATCGGACCACCATCATGCGACTGGCGCGCAGCATGAGCGGGCTGGTGGGCAACGTCTCGATCCCGAAGCAGACCAACGGTGCAACTGCCTACTGGGTCGGCGAAGGGGAGGACGCGTCCGAAGGCTCGCCGACCATCGGGCAGATCAACATGACCCCCAAGACGGTAGCGGCCTACACCGACATCACTCGCCGGCTGATGATGCAGTCGACACCGGATGCCGAGGGCATCGTGCGGGGCGATCTGGTGGCGGCGCTGGCGCAGGCCATCGATCTGGCCGGCTACTACGGCAGCGGCACGGAAAATCAGCCGCTGGGCATCGTCAATACGTCCGGCATCAACGCGGTCGAGTTCGCCACGGCCGGCAAACCTACCTATGCCGAGCTGGTGCAGATGGAATCGGAGATCGCCGCAGATAACGCCGATGTCAACTCCATGGCCTATGTGCTCAATGCGCGGATGCGTGGCCACGCCAAGACCACGAGCAAGTTCCAGAACGGTACCGACGCCGGCACGATCTGGGAAACCGGCAACACCATCAACGGCTATACCGCCGAGGTAACCAATCAGATTCAGTCGGGCGACGTGCTCCACGGCAATTTTGCCGACCTGGTAATCGGTCTGTGGGGCGGGCTCGATCTGACGGTTGACCCCTACAGCCTGTCGAAGAGTGGCGGCACCCGACTGGTGGTCTTTCAGGATGTCGATTTCGTGGCACGCCGCGTCGAATCGTTCTGCGTGGGTCGTGCTGCCAGCACTGCCTGATTCCTCCTTTCAGCGGGCCGCCGGCAGGCGGCCCTGATCTCATGAGGTACTCCCATGACCAAGCAGCAGACCGTCACCATCCGGTGTGCCAGTGCCTTCATGCTGGATGGCGACATGATCACCCCCGGCGAGCGGGTTCACGATGTACCGGTGTCGGAGGCCCGATCACTGGTCAGGCGTGGCAAGGCGACACTGCAGGCCGGTGGAAACGAGAGCGATCCGGCTGATGTCGATGATGCAGATTTACAGGACATGACCGTCGAGCAGCTCAAGTCCCTGGCCGAGGAGCAAGGGATCGAAGGTTATTCGAGCCTGAAAAAGGCCGAGCTGATCGAGGCTATCGAAGCGGCTGATGAAGAGGGCGGCGAATAATGCCCGCGCCGGACTGGGAGGATCTCGATGTCTTCCTCGATGAGGACGAGTTCGCATGCCGAGTATTTGTTCAGCGGGCTGATGGTGTCGAGCTATCCCTGTCCGGCCTCTTCGAGGACGCCTATTACGATGCCCAGCTGGGCGAGTACGCCATGGATTCCATTCGGCCACGGGTTTGGTGCCAGCGTGTCGATGTGCCGGGCGTGCAGCGTGGCGATACCTGCCGCATCGAGGGTACGCGTTACGACATCCTGACCGAGCCCCAGGGTGACGGTACCGGGATGGCGATGCTGGAGCTGGCGGTGCGCAATGAGCCTGCTTGATTTCGAGATCGACGATTCTGCTCTCCAGCGCGTTGTCAGCGAGCTGGGGGCAGCGCCCCGGGAGGTCAGGCTTTCCTATAACCGGGCGCTTTCCCGCACCGCCGCGACGCTGCGCAAGATGTCCAGCAAGGGGCTGCAGAGCGAACTCGGGCTGCGTCGTGCCACGGTGTTGCGTCGGCGCATCAAGTCGCTTCGTGCCAAGCAGGGCAAGGGCAGTGAGGTACAGCTCTGGTATGGCCTCAATGATCTGCCCGTTTCCGAGTTCAAGGGCAAGGTGCATACCGGCGAGGGCGGTGCCAGCTACGCCGGCCCGGCGGGCTCGCACCGGTTTCCGAATGCCTTTGCGGCCCGTAGCGAACGGGCTGGGCGGCGCACCATCATGCGTCGCATCCGTCAGTCCCGACTGCCCATCACCGAAGAACGCCTGCCGATCAAGGACCGCGCCGATGTCTATGTCGAGGACGAGATCTTCCATCAGCTCGAGGATATTTTCTGGCGGCATTTCCGTCGGGATCTGGAAGCCCGGGTGCGCTATCTGAGGTCGAAATGAACATTGAAGAAGGCATTAACCTGGATGCACTGCACGAAGCCATCCTGACGTGCATTCGGCACCGGTTCCCGGCTCTGCAAACCGTCGATGACTATCCCGACGATCGTCAGCGCATCGTCGCGCCGGCGGTGCTGGTGGAGCTGACCGAGTTGGCGCCGATTCCGGACGAGGATCCGGGGACCGGCCAGCTGGCGTTGGAGGCGCAGTTCGAAGCGCGCTACATCGTCGGCTTTCGCGGGCTGGAGCAGCAGCGGGAAATTCGACGCAACGTGGCCACCCTGGCGCACTTTGTCCATCAGCAGCGCTGGGGCATGGCGATCGAACCGGCTCGGGTCACCGCCTGTGAGCGTGACGAGTTCTCGCCCGAACTGGATCAGTATCATGTCTGGCGGCTGGAGTGGTCGCAGACCCTCTATGTCGGCGAGAGCGTCTGGCAGGACGAGGGCGTTCCGCCGACCAATATCCATGTTGGCGTCGCACCGGCGATCGGCCCCGAGCGCGAGGATCGCTATCAGCGTCTTGATCCGGCAGAGGAGGGCGCCGGATGAATGACGGTTATCGGCTGACGGATCTGGAGCGTCGACTCCATAACCTGCTGATGGTCGGTACCATCGCGGCGGTGGATACGCAGACGGCCCGCTGCCGGGTCGAGGTCGGCAGCATTACCACCACATGGCTGCCGTGGCTGACCCAGCGAGCCGGGCCGGATCGGACATGGTGGGCACCGGAGCCGGGCGAGCAGGTGCTGATGCTGTCACCCTCGGGCGACACCGCCCAGGCCATCGTGCTCCCTGCGTTATATCGAGCGGCCCATCCAGCCCCCGGCGAGCGCGTCACACACCACGTGACCGAATACGCCGATGGCACCCGAATTGATTATGACCGCGAGGCGGGACATCTGACGGTCGACTGTGTGGGCGATGTAACCATCCGGGGAGGCCGTACACTCCACATCGACTTCGGGGGATCCATCACGCTGGATGCCAGCGATGTCACAATCAACGCCCCGGTGCAGGTCAATGCCTCGGTGACCGCTTCCGGAGACATGGTCGCCGATGGTGTCAGTCAGGTCGATCATATCCACGACGGCGACAGCGGCGGCAAGACCAGCCCGCCCAAACGATAGAACCCCTGCCAGCGGCTCGCACGCGCCCGCTCACGCAAGCTGACGGCATGAACGGTACGAACGCACAGACCGGGCGCTCCCTTTCCGGCATCGACCATCTGCGGCAGTCGCTGCGCGACATCCTGACAACGCCAATCGGCACCAGGGTGATGCGGCGCGACTACGGCTCAAGGCTGTTCGAGCTGATCGATGCGCCCATGAACAACGCGACCCTGCTCGAGCTCTACGCGGCCACCGCCGAGTCAGTGGCGCGCTGGGAGCCGCGCTTTCGATTGACGCGAGTGCAGGTTGCCAGTGCCGCCCCCGGCCATGTCGTTCTGGATCTGCACGGTCGCTACCTGCCGAACGGCCAGGCCCTGCAACTCGATGGCATTGAGGTGCGCTGATGGCATCCCCGATCAATCTGTCCGCGCTACCGGCTCCCGACATCGTTGAAACCATCGATTACGAGACGCTGCTGGCGGAGCGCAAGGAATATCTGATCTCGCTGTATGCCGAATCCGAGCGGGCAGGCATCCGGGAGACTCTCGAACTCGAATCCGAGCCGATCACCAAGCTGCTCGAAGAAAACGCCTACCGCGAGACTATCCTCCGGCAGCGCGTCAACGAGGCCGCCCGGGCGGTGATGCTGGCCTACGCCGGCGGCGATGATCTTACCCAACTTGCGGCGAACTACAACGTCACCCGCCTGACCGTCGATCCCGGCGCTCCGGATGCCGTACCGCCGGTACCGGCGACGATGGAGAGCGATACCGACCTGCGCCTGCGTGCCCAACGGGCGTTCGACGGCCTGAGCGTCGCCGGCCCGCGGGCGGCCTACGTGTTTCATGCCCTGTCAGCCGATGGCCGGGTGGCCGATGCCACCGCGATCAGCCCATCGCCCTGCGTCGCTATCGTTACCGTGCTATCGCAATCCGGTACCGGCGAGGCGGATGCCGAGCTGCTCGATATTGTCGAAGATGCGCTTTCCGCCGAGGACATCCGCCCGCTCGGCGACCGGCTCACCGTGCAGTCGGCCCGCATCGTCGATTACGCCATCGCCGCCACGCTCTATCTCTACCCCGGGCCGGAGCAGGAGCCGATCATCGCCGCCGCACGGACCAAGGCCGAGACCTACGTCAGCGAGCAGCGCCGGCTGGGGCGCGATATTCGCCTGTCCGCGATCTATGCCGCACTGCACGTCGAGGGCGTGCAGCGGGTCGAGCTGACCAGCCCGGCTGAGGATCTGGTGATCGACGAAACCCAGGCTTCGCACTGCACTGGCATCACGATTACCAACGGTGGCACCGATGAGTAGCCCGATTCTGCCCCCGAATGCCACCGCGCTTGAGCGCGCCGCCGCCGAGGCGCTGGCCGAACTCGAACGCGTCCCGGTACCGCTGCGCACGCTCTGGAATCCCGACACCTGCCCGGCCTCGCTGCTGCCTTATCTCGCCTGGGCGTTCAGCGTGGATCGCTGGGATCCGACATGGTCCGAGAGCGCCAAGCGCGGCGTGATCCGCTCAGCGTTCTACGTCCATCAGCACAAGGGGACGATCTCCGCGCTCAGGCGCGTGGTTGAGCCGCTCGGCTATCTGCTTGAAGTTGAAGAGTGGTGGCAGCAATCGCCCGAAGGCGAGCCCGGCACGTTCGCCCTGCGCATCGGCGTACTCGATACCGGCATCACCGACGCGATGTATACCGAGCTGACGCGGCTGGTCGAAGATGCCAAGCCGCTGACGCGCCACATCGCCGGCCTCGATCTGCTCGGCGAGACGCGCGGGCCGCTTTATTTCGGCTGCGCCACCTACGACGGTGACGTGACCACGATTTATCCCTACGCCGCCCCGGATGCCGAGACGACCGGGCCGCTCTACATCGGTGCCGGGATCGATGTGCTCGACACCCTGACCGTTTACCCGCAGACCGCATAGGAGCCGCCCATGGCCCAGTACTACACACTGCCCACGGCCGTCGGCGAGGCCAAGCTGGCCAACGCCATCGCCCTGGGCGGCACCATCACCATCAGCGAGCTGGCTCTCGGCGACGGTGGTGGCACCCTGCCCACCCCGGACAGCGATCGCACCGCGCTGATCAACGAGGTGCGCCGCGCCCAGATCAATACCTCGGTCGTCGATGAGGATAATCCGAACTGGATCGTAGTCGAGCAGGTACTCCCGCCCGATGTCGGCGGCTGGACCATTCGCGAGGTCGGGCTCTACGACGCCGACGGCGACATGATCGCCTATGGCAACTACCCCGAGACCTACAAGCCGCAACTCTCCGAGGGAAGCGGACGAACCCAGACCATCCGCTTTGTGATGCAGGTCAGCGACACGGCAGCGGTGACCCTGAAAGTGGACCCGACCGTGGTACTGGCCACGCGCAGCTATGTCGATGACTCGATCCGAGCCCACGCCGAGAGCCGCAATCATCCCGAGGCCACGACTACTGCAATCGGCTTCGTCGAGCTGGCCACCGGCACCGAGGCGAAGGCCCGGGCGGATAAAAAGCGTGCGCTGACACCGGACACAGGCGGCCAGATGTTGGCCGCGCACGAGCAGGCCGAAACGGCGCATGATGCCGGGCAGATCGCGTTGGCTGAGGCGCTGGCGAATTTCACTGATGCCGAGACTGTGCAGGCCGTGCTGGCGTTAATTCAGCGAGCTGCGCTACTCCCTACAGCAACCACTGAGCAGGCACAGGCATTGTCGAGCGATGATGTCGTGCTGACGCCCGCGTCGCTTGCGGCCATCTTTTCAGGCCCTGGCCAGACGCTTGGACCCAAAGGGTGTCAGCCACTGCCGGGCGGTCTCTATCTACAGTGGTCTGAAGTGACGGTCACGGGGCAGGTCAGAACACAGAACATTGGGGATGCCTCGCTGATCATCTACGACGAAAGCGCCTATGTCACATGGTCGATGAAGTATCCCAATGCATGTGTGCTGGCAACTGGCAGCTTTGGGGATATTGGCGAAGGAATTATCGAAAACATGACCTGCCGGGGCTCGCAGACGGGCGCCAGTGTTCGCGCCAATGGTCTCGCCAGCCGTCCAGCCGGCACCAGCTACTCGATCAGCGGCACTATTTACGCGCTGGGTCACTAATAGAGAGGGACTCATGAAATTCAGTCCGAGCGAATTATCTTTCCTCCCCGACGCGTTGCTCGAAGCGTATCGCAAGGCCGGTAGTCTGCCGGATGATCTGGTCAGTATCTCTGATGACCAGTATCGCGAATACGCACTGAGCAGCACCCCGGCCGGCAAAGTGCTCTCTGCCGACAGTAATGGCATGCCAGCATGGGTCGATGTTCCTACACCTGAGCCCCAGCCCGCCGAAACCCGCCGCGCCAGCGCCATCGCCCGCATCGACACCCGGGCCGGCGCGGTCCGCGCGGCCTACGCGAGTGACGGCATCCTGGTCGACGCCGAATACCAGCAGGCTCTGACCGCTGCTCAGAACTGGGACGCCGCCGGCCGGCCGGCCGATGACGTGCCTGACGATGTCCAGGCATGGGCCGATGCCACCGGCAACGATGCCGGCTGGGCCGCTGATGACATCATCAGCACTGCCGAGGCGTGGTCGCATGCGCTATCACAGATCCGGCGCGTGCGGCTGACGGGGAAAGAGGCGATCAGGGCGGCGGCCGATGACGCCGATTTCGACGCCCTCGCACAGCAGTACATCGACCAGCTGGAGCAGATCGAAGCGGCCGTGCCCGAGGATATGTGACCCTAGAACGCTTAACCCAAGCCCGCCAAACGGCGGGCTTTTGCATTATACATCTCCCCAAGAGCGGCTGACCTTCCTTCCATGTTTATCAAACACTGTATGCCATTTCTCATCAAACATGTCTCGATAAAAAACCGTTAGTTTTATTTGTTTTAACATTTTTTCGAGGCTTATTGTGCCATCGATGATTTCCGAGGTATCATTGTCAATTATTTGTGTGAAATCAATAATCAATTTGCTTTCATCTTTTCCGAAAGGGTGCCCTTTGCCGAAAAAGGAAGATCCGTTGATTTTCGGTAATATTTTTTTGTTGTCGCGAAACAGCTTTTTGAGCGATTCGTTGAAGAGGATTTCAGGGGGCGCTACAACCTCTTTGTTATCAATGAAAACCTTAACTTCATCAATAATGGCGGGGCCATTACCTTTATTGCTCAAGTAGTACTGATAGCTTTCAGCTTTCTTGTCTCTCCATACAGATAATACGGGTCGCATGGAAAGGCGACTGCTACGTATCGAGAAAATAGCACTTACTATTGCTACCAAAGTTGCCACTACAGACACCCAAACATCTGGTGACATGATACCTCCTGTAGGTCTGTTATATTCCTCTACTCTACAGCGCCCAGCGCGTGTAAATGGATTAAGCACCGCCGATTTAACCACGTTAATCGAGGACTACACCGCACTTCACAGATCTTTTCCGAACGCTTGCCGAGGCGCATCCTTAGATTTTCGATATACCGCTCAATGCGAAGCCCGCCACTCGGCGGGCTCCTTGTAACTAAGCCATTAGGCTTTAGAATCTCTGATTGTCCTACCGCCCGCATTGAGCCAAGAGCCGCTTCTTTGCATGGTGTTCGTAGCACCCCAGTTACTCACGAGTTCTCCAACAAATAGCTCATCATCACTATCAACGTATTGCTGTAAATGATTCCTTATTTCAACTGCGCTCTTGTATGAGTCAATAAACCAGAATGACTCCAGCTCACTATCGTAATATGTATAAGTTTTTATAGCTGCATAAAGCCTTTGATAGTCTTTATATTTATTCAGATCGTAGCTGACGATATAAACTGGCATTTTGCCCTCGCTTGGTCTTGGTCTGATAAGGTTATTGTACAGACACTTAAGGTAAGCTTTATCAAGGCTGCACACAGGTTTGTAACTTAATGTCACTGCGATGACAAGTAGCGGATAGAACTACTGCCAGCGGAGCCTGTTGCCCTCACGCGCGATGCTGTAAGCACCATTGGTCATCACCGATTCCGCTGATCAGCAGAGGCAATATCCGCATGGCTGACACTTTCCTGCATGGTGTGGAGGTGCTGGAGATTGATACCGGCCCCCGGCCGATCCAGACCGTCCGCTCCAGCGTCATCGGCATCGTCGGCACGGCGCCGGATGCCGAGGGCGCCACCGCCGCAACGCTCACTGCCGGTACCGTCGCTGCCGATTCGGCAGTCGATTACACTGCCGTCCAGACCGGCACCAGCGGCAACAACATCCGTATTCGCTACGTCGATCCCGGCCAGTCCAGCGCCACGCTGGCGGTCTCGGTATCCGGCAATGACATCACTGTCACCCTGGGCACCGATGCAGATGGCATCGTGTCGAGCACGGCCACCGATGTCGTTACCGCTGTCAACAATTCGGCCGAGGCTTCCGAACTGATCTCGGCCGCCTTGCCCGATGGCTCTGACGGTGCCGGCCTGACCCGTGCTCGGGGCTATCGCTCGCTCTCCGGCGGCGAAGCCGAACCCTTCCCGCTCCATACGCCGACGCTGGTGGCCGGCAGCCGTACCAAAGCTGCCCGGCTCGGTACCGCTGGCACCCTGTATCGTGCGCTGGAAGGCATCTTTGATCAGATCGGTGCCGTGGTGATCGTCGTGCGCGTCGAGGAGGGCGACGACGAGCAGCAGACCATCGCCAACGTGGTCGGCGGTGCCAATGCGCAGACCGGCAAGCTCGAGGGCGTGCATGCGCTGCCGGGTGCCAAGTCAGTGGTTGGCTACCAGCCCCGCATCCTGGCTGCTCCCGGCTTTACCCATCAGCGCGAGTCAGGCCGGCGCAATGCCGTGGTTGCCGAGCTGGTCGGGATCGCCGATCGCATGCGCGCCATCATCGTCGTGGATGGTCCCAATACCACCGACTCGGCCGCCCAGCAGTATGCCAACGACTGGGGTAGCGCCCGGGTCTACATGCACGATCCCTGGTATCAGGTGCTGGCGGATGATGGCAGCTATGCGGATGAGCCGTCATCGGCGCGCATTGCCGGCATCATCGCCCGTACGGATAACGATCAGGGCTTCTGGTGGTCACCTTCCAATAAGCCGGTGAACGGCATTGTCGGAACCAGCCGGGCGATCGACTTCACCCTGGGCGATGCCAACGCCCGCGCCAACCTGCTCAACGAGGGCGGCATTGCCACCACTATCCATCAGGATGGGTACCGGCTGTGGGGCAATCGCACCCTGACCGATGACACCCAGTGGATGTTTCTGTCGGTGCGCCGCACGGCGGACATGATCAACGACAGCATCCTGCGCGCTCATTTATGGGCGGTCGATCGCAACATCACGAAGACCTACGTCGAGGATGTCGAGGAGGGTGTCAACGCCTATATCGCCAGCCTCAAGGCACAGGGTGCCTTGCTCGGCGGCCGCTGCTGGGCCGATCCGGATCTGAACACACCGGCCAACATCCAGCAGGGCAAGGTGTATTTCAACTTCGAGTTCACGCCCCCGTACCCGGCGGAGCACATCACCTTCCGCTCCATGCTGGTGAACGATTATATCGAGGAGGTCTTCGACTGATGGCTGCGCGCGACATCATCAAGAACATGACCATTTCGGTCGACGGCCGCGGCTATGCCGGCAACGTCGACGAGTACACGCCGCCCCAGCTGACGCTGGCCACCGAGGACTACCGCGGCGGCGGGATGGATGCGCCGATCACCCTCGATATGGGGATGGAAGCGCTGGAGACCTCTTTTGTGCTCAGCGCCTATGACGCAGACGTGCTGCGCCAGTTCGGCGTTGCCGAGGGCAATCAGGTGCCGTTTGTTGGTCGTGGGGCGCTGGAATCCTATGACGGCACCGTGCGGGCTACCAAGCACGTGATGCGCGGCAAGATCACCGGTGTTGATCGGGGCACCTGGACGCCGGGCAGCAAGCCGACCATGACGGTCACCATGCGGCTCGACTACTACCGCGAGGAGCACAGCGGCGAAACGATCCACGAGATCGACGTGGTCAACATGGTCCGCACCGTCAACGGCACCGACCGTCTCGCTGAAATCCGCGACGCACTCGGCATCTGATTGCAACCGCGTGGCAGCCCCTGGGCCGGCTTCGGTCGGCCCCTTTTTCCTTCCCCATCTTCATGAGTGACCCGCATGAGTAACCAGCAGGAAACCCCAGACTATCTCGAGTACGCCGATGATGGTAGCCACGTGGTAATCACGCTGGTGCGTCCGGCGAGCATCGCCGGTGTTGAGCAGAGTGCGCTCCAGATGCGTGAGCCGACCGTCGAGGATCAGATCGTGGCCAGCGAAATGAAGGGCAGCGATGCCACCCGGGAAGTGGCCATGTTCGCCAATCTCTGTGAAGTGAGTCCGGACGACATCCGCCGGCTGCCGATGAAATCGTTCCGCCGCGTGCAGGAGGCGTACGCGGGTTTTTTGGAATAAAGGGCCCGGAAGCGCGGCGCCTGGTACTGGCGCTGGCGTCGTACACTGGCTGGTCGATGGCGGAAATCCTCGCCCTGCGTACCAGCCGGTTTCTGTGGTGGATCGACGGCCTGCCACGGCGGAAGCAATAGGGAAGCGGTATGGCGAATCAGCGCCTCAATGCGGTCATCAATATCGGCGGATCGGTCTCCCGGGCATTCAATTCGTCCATCGGGACCACCCAGCAGCGCATTGCCGGTATCGGTGATTCGATCCGGGATGTCGAGCAGCAGCGGCGGCGCATTGATCGCTTCGACATCAAGGGGCTGCGTGAGACCCGCGATCAGCTGAAGGAGGCGCGGCGTAACGTTTCCCGGCTATCCGATGAGCTGAGCGAATCCCGCCGTTCTACCCGGCAGGCCAGTGATGCCTATGACGCGGCAAAGGATCGCGTCGAGCAGCTGGCGGATGAAATGCGCCGGGCCGATGAGCCCAGCGAGGTGCTGCGCCATGACTTCGAGCAGGCCCGGGAGGAGGCCAAGCGCCTCGGCAAGGAGCTGCAGGACAGCGAAAAACAGACACGGAAGTTGGCGCGGGAGCAGAAAGCCGCCGAGCGTAGCGTCGATGCCCTGCAGGGGCAGTTCGAGCAGGAGCGCGATGAGCTCAGGCGCACCCGGGATCAGCTGCAGGAGGCGGGTGTCGATACCCGCAATCTGGCCGATGAAAGCGAGCAGCTGGCCCGGAAGATGGAACGGTTGCAGCGACGCCAGCAGGGCTGGCAACGCGTGCAGGATCGCTCCGGCCGGGTGGGATCGTCGTTCTCCCGGATGAATCAGGAGGTCGGCGCGCTCGGGCGGAACATGGCCGTGCTCGGCGGTGCTGCCACGGCGGCCGTCGGCACGGTGGTGCATTCCTTTGCAGAGGGTACGGAAGAAACCGACCAGTGGGCCAGGCGGCTGGGGATGGCCACTTCATCGCTTTCCCAGTGGGTCTACGCCGGGCAGCAGTTCGGTGTGCAGCAGGATGCCATGATCGACGGCTTCAAGGAGCTGTCGATGCGTACCGACGAATTCGTTAAAACGGGCAAGGGCCCGGCGTCGGAGGCTTTCCAGCGGCTGGGCCTGAGCGCTGATGAACTGGGCAGGGTATCGGATGACACCGATGCCTTGATGGGCAAGGTGCTCGGCCGGATCCGGGAGATTGATAACGTTGCCTCACGGCAGCGCATCGTGGATGAGGTATTCGGTGGCCAGGGCGGTGAGCAGCTGGCGGAGATGGCATCACTCTCCGCCGAGCAGCTGGGGAATCTGCGACGCGAGGCGGACAGGCTCGGCGTATCGTTGACCCGCAAGGACGGCCCGGCAGCACGGGAATACATGACGGCATGGCGAGGCTTCAAGGGCGCCATGCTGGGGGTGCGCAATACCTTCGGCAGATCGCTGATGCCGCTCATGACGCAGGGGCTCAACAAGCTCACCAGTTTCATCAAGGATAATCGTGACCAGATCAAAGGCTGGGCGAACGATTTCGGCCAGCACCTGAAGGACGCGCTGCCGACCGTCATCGACATCGGCCGTGGCTTCTGGCGTGCGGGGCAGGCGGTAGGGGCCGTCATCAACAAAACCGCGGATCTGGTCGGTGGCTTCGACAATCTGGCGACCATCGTGGGCACGCTGTTTGCAGCCAAGGCCATCGGCTCGATTTTCTCCTTCGTCGGGGCGGTATTCAGCTTGGGTCGAGCAATGGTGAGTCTGGCCAGCGCCACGCCGCTGGTTGCGGGTGGTATTCGAGCCATCGGCGCGGCACTGATGGCCAACCCCATCGGCGCCATCATCGGTGGTATCGCGCTGGCGGCCGGCCTCATCTATGCCAACTGGGACAGTCTCGGCCCGTGGCTCTCCGATCTATGGGATGGCATCACGGCCAAGGTCAGTGCCGTGTGGGACTGGTTCAAAAGCACCTTTTCCTGGCACCCGCTGGCGATGATTGCCAATCACTGGGGTGGTATCACGGACTGGTTCGGCGATCTATGGAGCGGTTTCAAAAGCGCGGCCAGCACCGCATGGGACGGTCTCAAAACCGTACTGGCGTGGTCGCCTATCGGATTGGTCGCTCGCGCATGGGGCGGCGTTTCTGACTGGTTCGCGGGTCTCTGGAGCAGCATTACCGGGCAGGCGCAGAAAGCCATTGACTGGATTGCCGGCAAGCTGAGCTGGGTTGGTGATGCGTTCTCGACAGCGGCCGGCTGGATCGGCCTGGGCGATGACGAGAGCAAATCCGGGGAAGGGAAATCCCGAAACTCACTTGAAAGCACCGCCGATCGGCCAACATTCGAGGCGCCGGACATCCAGCCCAGGGGATCCGGATCCTCAACTCAGGCAGCTGCCGAGGCGGTACGCAAGGTGACCAACAACATCACCAATAATGTCTCGCTGAGCGTCTCCCGCCGGGAGGGTGAGCGAGACGAGGCCTATGCCCGGCGCATCACCGACATGGTGCTCGAGGAGCTCAACGACCGACAACAGGGGGCACTGTACGACCATGGCTGATGTGATGCTCAAGCTGGGGCGCTATGCCTTCTCGATCGAGACTGCTGCTTATCAGCAGCTCAGTCGCAAGACGCAATGGACATGGGCATCCCAGTCCCGGGTCGGCGCGCGCGAGGCGCTTCAGTTCACGGGGAAGGGCGCGGATACCATCACCCTGGATGGCGTGATCTTTCCCGAGTGGAAAGGTGGCACCAGTCAGCTCGACAACATGCGCTCGGAAGCCGACCGTACCCTCCCGCTATTGCTGGTGGATGGTAATGGCTACGTACATGGTCGCTGGGTGATCGAGTCCGTGGAAGAACTCGGCGATACCCATGCCCGTGCCGGTACGCCTCGGCGCCAGCGCTTCACTCTCCAGATCAGGCATTACGACGATGGCCCGACAGTATCGAACCAGTAGCAATGACTCGCTCGATCGGATTGTCTGGAAAGTCTACGGTCGGCAGAGCAATCGGATCGTCGAGACCGTGCTGCAGGCCAATCCCGGGCTGGCCTCCCATGGCCCATTGCTGCCTGCCGGGCTGCTGATCGAGCTGCCCCAGGTGTCTAACGCTACCGGTCAGCAGCAGGTACGGCTATGGGGCTGAAAATTGCGCCATCGTTTCGCATCGAGGCCAACAGTGAGGACGTGACCGCGGCGATTGCCGACCGTTTCGTCTCGCTGCGCATCACCGATCAATCGGGCATCGAGTCCGACGAGCTGACCCTGACTTTGGCGGATCATGACCCGCAGAATCCGATCGCCTTTCCGGCGACGGGCGCCGAGCTCGAGGTGTGGCTCGGCTACGATGACAAGGTCGATCGTATGGGACTGTATGTGGTCGACGAGGTCGAGCTGCGCTGGCCACCGAACCAGATCCGGGTGAAAGCCAAGGCGGCACCTCAGGCAATCAGTAAGAGTGATGACAGCGACGACAGTCCGGCGGCGGGTACCGGCGCTGGTTCGAAGCGCCCTCAGTTGCAGGGCCAAAAAACGCGTTCCTGGGAGAGTGGCACCACTATCCGTGACATGGTGGCTACTATCGCGCAGGAGCATGGCCTCGATCCGGCGGTTGGTGATGGGGTGTCCGCTATTGAGCTGCCGCAGGTCGATCAGATCGATGAATCCGACATGCAGGTGCTGACGCGTATCGCCATGCAGTATGACACCATTGCCAAGCCTGGTGGCGGTAAGCTGCTGTTTGTTGCCCGGGCAGCGTCCAGGGCAGTGGCGGCTGCCGGCGGCGCCGGTTCGAACAGCGATGCATCCGGCATGACAGAGAATGCGCCTGAGCTACCCACGGTAGCCATTACCCCCGAGATGGTGACCTCGGGCCGCATGACGCTTTCTGAGCGCAAGAGCCCGGGTAAGGTAATAGCGCGGTGGCGGGATGTGGTCGAAGCAATCACGCGGGAGATAACTGCCGGTACCGGTGACCCCATTCAGCGGCTGTCGCAGATCTTCCCGGACGCCGAGAGTGCGACAGCGGCTGCCCGTTCGGTGCTCAGCAGAGGAGAGCGCAGTGGCCAGTCACTGAAGCTGACCCTGCCAGGTATGACCATGCTGATGGCGGAGGGCAGGATCTCGCTGTCCGGATTTCGCACGGGAGCGGATGGAGAATGGCTGCTGACGAAGGTGGAGCACACCCTCGATGAAGCTGGCTATAAGTGCAGTGTTCAGGCCGAGGCGCCGAAGTCAGATTGATACGGCTATGCAGTTTTTGCTCAAGGCAGACCGGGTGCGGCCGATAAGATTGCCGTGTCTATAGACACCCATTCGAAGTAATTCCCCGGCCGTATCCTGGCCGGGGTTTTTTGTTTGGTGGGTCATGCAGGTATCGTGCATGACTCAATCTCCAAGAGTGGCAGGTATGACCCGAGCAAGATGCACCGCCATCGGAATGGTGTTGGCGGCAACAATGGCACTGGCGGGCCCGGTCGCGGCTGATATGACGATCGGATCGTGGAACCTGAAGCATTTGGGCTGGGATAACGGCAAGGATCTGAGTCAGGTGGCACAGATCGCCCAGGGCGCTGATTTGTGGGCGCTCGAGGAGGTGATGGATTCCGATGCCGTCACTCGGCTTGAGCGCCAGTTGGAGCAGCAAACCGGCGAGCAGTGGAACTCCATGGTCTCGCATGAGGTGGGGCGCAGCTCGTACCGGGAAAGCTACGCGTACCTGTGGCGTGACAGCGCTGTCGAATACACGAAAGGCGCGGTGGTCTACATGGATCCGGGTGACCAGTTCGCACGGGAGCCATATCTGGCCGAGTTCCGTGATCGCGATGATGGCCAGACCGTCGCCATGGCCGCGGTGCACATCGTCTACGGCGATAGCCGCGCTGATCGCACACCAGAGATCCGAGAGCTGTCGAGCATCTGGCAGTGGATGAGCGAGGTCTACCCGGGCACGCCGCGAATTATCGCCGGAGACTACAATTTGTCGCCCGATAACGCTGCCTGGCTGCCGCTACGAGAGCAGGGCGCACAGCCTGCCATTACATCTGGAGCCTCGACGCTCAGCGAGACAGACGGGCAGTACGCGCACCTCTACGACAATCTCTGGTACGACTCTGGCGCGCTCGACGTGACCGGTAGCGGCATCGTGCAGTACCCAAGCTTACTCGGGATCACGAACGCGGAAGGACGCAGCACGGTCTCCGATCACGCGCCGGTCTATCTCACGCTCGGCGATGCGGAGCCCGGGTTCACTTCAGCTGAAGCTGGTGATAATTCCAGTGGATCGGCGAGCAACTGCATCGACCTGAATAGCGGCTCCGCTGAGCGACTGGATGCGCTGCCGAACATCGGCCCGGCCCGTGCGCAGGACATCATCGATGGCCGGCCGTGGCAGAGCGTCAGCGACCTGACCCGCATTGATGGTATTGGCCCCGCTAGGATGCGGGAGATTCAGGATACCGGGCAGGTCTGTAGCATCTGATCTCGAATTGGTCGCAGTTTGGTCGCAGACAGGCTGCGACCATCCATTATCATGCGAACAATGCAATTCCGTAAGCCATTGATTCGCTGGGCAACCGGCGTGCAAGCGCGGCCGTGGAAATGCCCTAAAACGGATTCAAAATCCGCCGAGCCTTCAAAATCAATGGCTGGCTACTAGTATCTTATGCGCAAAACGGTGCAAAGCATGTCCTCGCCATCGATCTTGTCGATACGGAAATCAAACCACCGGTCTGGTTCGCCATCATTAGGAATGAGATGCGCATGCGTTGAATCGGGCGCTGTCGAATAAGTCCCACCTACCTTGGGCTCGTCAAAACCCCGAAACCTGTCCGTGGAGAGATGAATTACGTCTCCCGGTTGAAGCCTTCTGTTCTCGGTATTCATTACGATCCTTATTTTTGCCGTTCTAATTGGTCCAAGTAATCAGCATACCATTGCATCATCTCCCGACGCTGCTTCAGGTACGTTGCTCGGTTATAGATGCCCGCCACACCTTTCTGACCGTGCGATAGCTGGGCCTCAATGTGATCAGATGGCCAGCCGTGCTCATGGAGCAGAGTGGATGCGGTGTGACGTGAACCGTGACCGACCAGCTTACCCTTGAATCCGATCCGGTGAATCACCTTGTTGATGGTGGCATCGCTCATTACCGCGCTGTCGCGTTGCCCAGGGAACAAATACTGGCTTCGGCCTGTACGTTCATGGAGGCGCCGCAGATCCGCCATCACTTGGGTGGCCAAAGGCACATGATGCTCTCTGCGCATCTTCATCTTGTGCGCCGGCACGACCCAGAGCGATTCGTCGAAGTCGATCTCTGACCACTCGGCATTTCGCACCATCCCCGGCCGTGATGCCGTTCTGAGCAGCATCCACGTGGCGATGGTGGCGATCATGTGGCTGTTGGTATTGCGAAGCGCACGAAGAAACTCAGGGAGCTCAGGCTCGAGCAGGTGAGGGAAGCGCTGGGGCTGGGTGGGTAGGGCAATCTGACGGAGCTCTGAGGCCGGGTTCAGCTCGCAATGGCCCTGGGCGATCGCGCGACTGAATATCTGGGTCATCCAGCCCCGCACCTTCTCGGCGGTGCGCCGGGCATTCCGGGACTCGACGCGGGTCTGCACTCGGGCGCAATCACCGCGAGCTACGTCCTCGATATGCATGTCGCCCAGCAAGGGCAAAATATCCTTGTCGAGGTAGATCCGCATCTGGCGCGTACTGCTGGGAGCGATGCCGGCGGTGACCTTATGCTGGTACCAATCTTCGGCCGCCTGGCGGAACGTGTATACGGGCTTGTCCGGACCGTGTATATCCTCCCGCCCGTGCTGTATATCGTGTACACGTGCTCGTGCTGTCTTGGCACTGACGGCAGGGTATGACCCGAGACCTTTCCAGCTCCACTTGCCATCCCGTCGCTTGAACCGGTAGTGCCAGAGCTTGCTGCCTTTGGGCGTCACGCACAGGTACAGGCCGTTGCCGTCATGTTCACGGTATTGACGTGCTTCGGGCTCCAGCTTCGATATGGTGGTGTCTGCCAGCGGTCGCCGCTTGATCTCTGAGCGCTTCAT